ATGATGAATAACGGTGCGTTGTCACTTGGTAGCCCCAATACTCCAATCACCAAATGGTCTGATGTTGCGCAGACGGCATCTTTCCTGAAAGATCTCGGCGTTAATGAAGGTGAAAACTATGCTGTAATGGATCCATGGTCTGCACAGCGACTTGCTGATGCGCAGACTGGTTTGCACGCTTCAGATCAATTGGTTCGTACTGCATGGGAGAATGCGCAGATCCCAACCAATTTTGGCGGCATTCGCGCACTGATGTCTAATGGGCTTGCCTCTCGTACGCAGGGGGCATTTGGCGGAACACTGACAGTCAAAACACAGCCAACTGTTACCTATAACGCAGTTAAAGACTCATACCAGTTCACTGTAACATTGACCGGAGCGACAGCCAGCGTTACAGGTTTTCTGAAAGCTGGTGATCAGGTCAAATTCACCAATACCTACTGGCTGCAACAGCAGACCAAACAGGCGTTGTATAACGGAGCCACACCAATTAGCTTCACTGCAACGGTTACTGCTGATGCTAATTCAGACAGCGGTGGCGATGTGACGGTTACGCTTTCTGGTGTTCCGATTTATGACACTACAAACCCGCAGTACAACTCTGTAAGTCGTCAGGTAGCGGCAGGCGATGCCGTATCTGTAGTAGGCACTGCTAGCCAGACAATGAAGCCAAACCTGTTCTATAACAAGTTCTTCTGTGGACTTGGCTCTATCCCACTGCCGAAACTGCACAGTATTGATTCTGCTGTTGCAACATATGAAGGTTTCTCCATCCGCGTACATAAATACGCAGATGGCGATGCCAACGTGCAAAAAATGCGCTTCGACTTACTGCCTGCATATGTGTGCTTTAACCCTCACATGGGCGGTCAGTTCTTCGGTAATCCGTAATAACAAGGGGCTTCCGCCCCTTTTATGTTTTAAGGAAACAATATGGATCGCATGAGTGTATTCCTTGCCGCAGATAACGAATCCGGGCATGTACAGGCCGTTATCGCAGAAAAAGACTTCCAGTTTTTCGAAAAGTTGGGCTTTGTTGCCTCAGTTGATGAATTGAAACCGACCAGTAAGCGAGGTCGTAAGGCGGCAGACAATGGCAACAGTACTGACAAAGGGTGAGATCGTCCTTTTTGCGCTTCGTAAGTTTGCTATTGCTTCTAATGCATCGCTGACTGATGTTGAGCCGCAATCAATTGAAGATGGTGTAATTGATCTGGAAGATATGATGTCCGAGTGGATGATTAACCCCGGCGACATTGGTTACGCTTTCGCAACTGGAGATGAGCAGCCATTACCAGATGATGAGTCAGGTCTTCCAAGAAAATACAAACACGCAGTAGGCTATCAGTTATTGCTGAGAATGCTATCTGATTACAGCCTTGAACCAACTCCGCAAGTTCTCAGTAACGCCCAACGCTCATATGATGCCTTGATGACCGACACTCTGGTTGTTCCTTCAATACGACGACGTGGAGATTTTCCTGTAGGACAGGGTAATAAATATGACGTGTTCACATCTGACCGATATTATCCACGCGATCTCCCTCTGATTGATGGCGATATCCCAAACGCATAGGTGAATAAATGCCTATTCAGCAACTTCCGCTTATGAAAGGTGTCGGCAAAGACTTTCGAAACGCCGACTATATCGACTATCTGCCAGTGAATATGTTGGCTACACCCAAAGAAATCCTGAACAGCAGCGGATATCTTCGCTCATTCCCGGGCATTGCCAAACGCTCTGATGTAAACGGCGTATCGCGCGGCGTCGAGTACAACATGGCGCGGAATGCTGTTTATCGCGTGTGTGGTGGCAAGCTCTACAAAGGCGAAAGCGAAGTCGGTGACGTCGCCGGAAGTGGTCGCGTATCAATGGCACACGGTAGGACATCACAGGCAATAGGCGTTAATGGTCAACTGGTCGAGTATCGCTATGATGGCACGGTTAAAACCGTCTCAAACTGGCCTACAGACAGCGGATTCACACAGTACGAGTTAGGTTCAGTTCGCGACATTACGCGCTTACGTGGGCGTTATGCGTGGTCAAAAGACGGCACTGATTCATGGTTTATCACTGACCTTGAAGACGAATCACATCCTGACCGATACAGCGCACAATATCGCGCAGAATCGCAGCCTGACGGCATCATCGGCATCGGCACATGGCGAGACTTCATCGTCTGCTTTGGTTCATCGACTATTGAATATTTCTCCCTTACTGGCGCAACCACCGTTGGTGCCGCTTTGTATGTTGCACAGCCATCGCTGATGGTGCAGAAAGGTATTGCCGGAACCTACTGTAAAACTCCATTCGCTGATTCCTATGCGTTCATCAGCAATCCGGCAACAGGTGCGCCGTCTGTATACATCATCGGCTCCGGTCAGGTATCACCAATCGCCAGCGCGAGCATTGAGAAAATTCTCCGCTCCTACACTGCTGATGAACTGGCTGAGGGTGTGATGGAGTCTCTGCGATTTGATGCTCATGAGTTGCTGATTATCCACCTTCCGCGCCATGTTCTCGTGTACGACGCATCTTCAAGCGCCAATGGTCCGCAATGGTGTGTGTTGAAAACTGGCTTGTATGACGATGTGTACCGCGCTATCGACTTCATTTACGAAGGCAATCAGATAACGTGCGGCGATAAGCTGGAATCCGTGACCGGGAAATTGCAGTTCGATATCAGCAGCCAGTACGACAAGCAGCAGGAACACCTGCTGTTTACTCCGTTGTTCAAAGCGGATAACGCCCGGGTGTTCGACCTTGAGGTTGAATCTTCAACTGGCGTTGCGCAGTACGCTGACCGCCTGTTCCTCTCTGCAACCACTGACGGCATCAATTACGGGCGTGAGCAGATGATTGAGCAGAATGAACCGTTCGTTTACGACAAACGCGTTTTGTGGAAGCGAGTAGGGCGCATCAGGAAAAATGTCGGTTTCAAATTGCGCGTTATCACGAAGTCACCTGTCACTCTGTCAGGCTGCCAGATAAGGATTGAGTAATGGCTGATTCGAATCTCAATGTGCCGGTAATCATTCAGGCCACACGGCTCGACACATCAGTCCTTCCACGCAATATCTTCTCGCAGTCGTATCTGCTTTACGTTATCGCACAGGGCACTGATGTTGGTAACGTGGCTAACAAGGCCAACGAGGCCGGACAGGGCGCTTATGATGCACAGGTCAGGAACGATGAGCAGGATGTGATTCTGGTCGATCACGAAATTCGACTGGCATCAGCTGAAGCGAAGATTCAGGACCACGAAACAAGGATCACTAACGCAGAATCGGCGATAGTCGGCCTTGATTCCCGATTAACGACAGCAGAAAACGATATTGATTATCTGACTGATGAAGTTATCGCCATTCAAAACACGCTTTCAGACCATGAAACGCGCATTGATGCTCTGGAGTATGCCACTACTCGCAAAAAGTCAGAGGTTGTTTACTCTGGCGTATCTGTAACCATCCCGACAGCGCCGACCAACCTTGTTAGCCTGCTGAAAACGCTCACGCCGTCATCCGGCTCGTTGGCACCATTCTTCGACACCGTTAACAACAAGATGGTTGTGTTCAACGAGAACAAAACCCTGTTCTTCAAGATGTCGATTGTCGGGACGTGGCCCAGCGGAACCGCCAACAGGTCAATGCAGCTAACCTTTTCCGGCTCTGTTCCTGATACGCTGGTCAGCAGTCGTAATGCGGCGACAACAACCGACAACATCCTGTTAGCTACATTCTTCAGCGTGGATAAAGACGGATTTCTTGCCACAAATGGCAGTACGTTAACCATTCAGTCGAATGGTGCGGCGTTTAATGCCACAACCATCAAAATCATTGCGGAGCAGTGATGATTCAGTTCAAACCAACGCGAAATATCGACCTGATCGAAGCAGTCGGAAATCACCCTGACATTATTGCCGGAAGCAACAATGGTGATGGATACGACTACAAGCCTGAATGCCGTTACTTTGAGGTGAACGTGTACGGTCAGTTCGGCGGCATTGTTTACTATCAGGAGATTCAGCCGCTGACATTCGATTGCCACGCCATGTACCTGCCAGAGATTCGCGGCTTCAGCAAGGAAATTGGGCTGGCGTTCTGGCGATACATTCTGACTAACACCACCGTTCAGTGCGTCACATCGTTCGCTGCGCGCAAATTCCGCCACGGGCAGATGTACTGCGCAATGATTGGCCTTAAGCGTGTCGGAACCATCAAGAAATACTTCAAAGGCGTGGATGACGTGACATTTTACAGTGCTACACGCGAAGAACTAATCGACTTCCTGAATCACGGGAGATAGCCATGTTATATGCATTTAAGCTGGGCAGAAAACTGCGCGGAGAGGAACCTTATTGCCCTGAAAAAGGCGGGAAAGGTGGGTCCGATAAAAGCGCAAAGTATGCAGCAGAAGCTCAGAAGTATGCCGCAGACCTGCAGAATCAGCAGTGGCAGACGATCATGAAAAACCTTGCTCCGTTCACGCCACTCGCTCAGCAGTACGTATCACAATTGCAGAATCTTTCCTCTCTTCAGGGGCAAGGTCAGGCACTTAACCAGTATTACAACTCTCAGCAGTACAAAGATCTTGCTGGTCAGGCTCGCTATCAGAGTCTGGCGGCAGCGGAAGCAACAGGTGGATTGGGTTCCACTGCAACCGGTAATCAGTTAGCAACAATCGCACCAACGCTTGGTCAGCAGTGGCTGTCTGGTCAGATGAACAACTACCAGAATCTGGCAAATATTGGTCTTGGCGCACTGCAAGGTCAGGCAAACGCCGGGCAGACATATGCCAACAACATGAGTCAGATTTCGCAGCAAAGTGCGGCTCTTGCCGCTGCTAATGCCAATAAACCATCAGGTCTTCAGACAGCAATTAGCGGCGGAGCTTCAGGGGCTATGACTGGCGCTGCTCTTGGCTCTATTGTTCCAGGACTTGGCACTGGATTAGGTGCGGCAATTGGCGGCGGACTTGGCCTGCTTGGCTCGTTGTTTTAAGGGGTAATCATGGCTACTTGGCAAGGAACAAACGGCGGATTGTTGGCTGGTATCGGCGGCGTCAACTCAAACGCTCCGAGCGTAAATGACATCGGCAATACGCTTCAGCTTATCAGGCAGAACAATGATATTGAGCGTTCAGGCGCTAACAATGTTGGGCTGACTGCTTTGCAAGGCCTTTCAGGTATTGCAGGGGTGCTTCAGCAGGAAAAGCAGGCTCAGCGGCAGAAAGAATTTCAGCAGGCGTACGCTAATGCTTATGCGTCTGGTGATCGCGGTGCTTTGCGTCAGTTGGCTACTCAATATCCAGACCAGATTGAATCCGTTCGTAAAGGCATGGGATTCATTGATGAAGACCAGCGTAATTCTATCGGCACCTTAGCGGCTGGCGCACGCCTTGCGTCATCGTCTCCAGAAGCAATGCAATCATGGCTGCAAAACAACGCCAAGGAACTGGCGCGCGTCGGCGTTGACCCTAACAACGTTGCTCAGATGTATCAGCAGAATCCTTCAGGATTTGGCGAGTTTGTTGATCACCTCGGAATGGCTGCTCTTGGTCCGATTGATTACTTCAATGTTCAGGACAAGATGGCTGGTCGTGAGATTGACAGAGGCAGACTGGCAGAGACAATCCGCAGCAATCAGGCCGGAGAGGCGCTAACAGCACGAGGTCAAAACATCACGATGCGCGGTCAGGATTTATCTGCTTCTACTGCGCGACGCGGGCAGGATTTGGCAATGCAGCGAGCGTCAACAAGAGGAACCGCTGGGAATGACGAGCGTACAGTTCAGTTATCAGATGGCAGAACTGTAACGGTAGGCGGGAAGCTTCACGGCGCTGGGGCTAATGCGTTCTACGAAGGCATCGACAACGAGGGGAATATGGTTCGCGTTCCTGCCAGTTCAATCGCAGCGCCTGCAACATCGTCTGCATCAGCACAAAACTATGCCATGAAGAAGGATATCGACGCGATCGCAAATGCAGACGCTTCTGCTCTCGATTTCATGACAGGAATGACCGGCGGTGCAGGTAACCCGGCAATTGGTGCTGATGTTCGCAGCCGATTAACAGGAAAAGAGCAGCGCCAGTTATATAACTCAGCACAACGTATTCAGGGAAGAATGCAGAATCAGGGCGTGGCGGCAGCAAGGGACATGGGTGCCAGTGGTATTAACACCGTTGCAGAAGCGAAGATGTATTTTCAGGGGATGCCGCAGGTTGACTATTCAAGCCCGGAGGCTATGCAGCAGTCGATTCGTGAAATTCAGGAATACACCAACAATTACAACCAACAATATAACGTTAATGTTGGTAAATCTCAGCGGAAGCAATCTCAACCTGCACAGGTATCACAGCCAGCAGCCAGCAGTAACTTTTCTTCACTATGGGGTGATTAATGGCTAAAGCATGGAAAGATGTTATCGCCTCTCCACAGTATCAGGCGTTAGCACCAGAACAAAAAGCGCAGGCTCAGGAGCAATACTTCAATGAAGTCGTGGCCCCGCAAGCCGGAGAAAATGCAGAGCAGGCTAAGCAAGCTTTCTATGCTGCCTATCCATTGCCATCTGTGCAGCCAGTGGAGACACAACAACCAGTAGCACAGCAACAACCACAGCAAAGTGGATTTATGTCTGATCTTGGTGAAGCAGTAAAAGAGACAGGTCGCGGACTGGTGCAGGCTGGCGTGAACGTGGCAAACATACCTGCATCAGTTGCCGATGCTGTAACAAGCGCGGCGGCTTGGGCTGGCGGTAAACTCGGTATTGGCGATGGTACATATCAACCAGCGCCACGAGTAACAACGCAGGGATTAGAGCAGGACTTTGGCTTTCAGCAAGGCGCGCTGACTCCACAAACGACAGAGGGAAGGGTATTTGCTGAAGCATTGCCTTACCTCACTCCTGCTGGCGTTGAGAGAGCGGCAGCACAGGCACCAACACTTGCTGGTCGAATTGCTCAGGGGGCAACTCGCCTTCTCGCTGAAAACGCAGTTGGATCACTTGCTGCAAATAGTGCGAAAGATGATGCGGAAGCACTCGCCACCGATTTAGGCGTTGGCGTTCTGGCTGGCGGCGCTATTAACGCTGCCGGACGTGGATTAGGCGCTGCTTATCGTGGCGTTCGTGGTGCTATTGCACCAGAAGCGCAGCAAGCTATCAGATTTGCAGAGCGTGAAGGAGTGCCTCTGCACACCACAGACCTGTTACAGCCTACTTCCCGCGTCGGGAAAATGGCGCAGACTACAGCAGAAAATATTCCCCTGGCTGGCACAAGCGGAATGAGAGCAACGCAACAGGAAGCGAGAAGTCAGTTGGTGCAGAGATTTGCTGATAAATTCGGCGAGTATGATCCAGCGGTTGTTATTGGCAGCCTTAAAACGAAAACATCAGGAATTCGTCGTGCCGCCGGTAATCGACTGGAGCAGGTTCAGAATGCTATGGCTGGAGTAAACATTCAGCCTGCGCGAGCAATTCAGCAGATTGATACTGAGATATCTAATCTGCAGAAGCTTGGTAAGGTAGCTGATAACGAGACAATTTCAAAACTTCAGTCATATCGTGATGAGCTTGTTCGCAATGCTGGCCCTGATGGTCCGGTAAATCTGGATTTGAAGCAATTAAGCGACCTGCGCAGCCAGTTCAGAATGGACGTGAAGGGTGAGCGACCGGTATTACCAAACCGTTCCGATGCTGCCATTCAGCGAGTTTACAAGGCAATGACCGACGATATCAATGGTGCCATTGGTCAGAATCTTGGCAGCGATACTCTCCGTAAATATCAGCAGGCCAATGCCGTTTACGCTGACGAAGCGGCGAAACTAAAGAATACCAGGCTGAAGAATGTTCTCATGAAAGGCGATCTTACGCCGGAAGTTGTCAACAACATGCTATTCAGCAAGAACAAATCGGAAATTAAGACTCTGTATAACTCAGTTGGTCGTGTTGGCAGGGCGCAAATGCGCAATGGCATCATTGGAAAGGCGATGGAGAAATCAGGTGGTTCCCCTGACCAGTTCCTTCGGCAGCTTAACATCCTGCAAAACCAGACTGGCATCACATTTAAAGGTCAGGAAGCCGCTTATCTGAAAGGATTGAAAAACTACCTGCAATCCACGCAGCAGGCTGCAAAAGCGGCAGTAACAACACCCACAGGGCAGCAAACTATCCCGTTCATTATTGGGTATGGGACGGCAATGAACCCGGCGACAACTGGCGCAGCAGTAAGCTACGGACTTCTCACTCGCGCCTATGAGAGCGAGCCATTCAGAAATGCAATGCTCCGAATGGCAAACACCCCACGCGGATCAACAGCGTTTGAGAAAGCCATGCAGCAGGCACAAAAGGCAATTAACGCTATGACGCAGGGGGCTAAGTCTGATGCGTTGTCAGAATAGCTTTGCAAACACCAGGAAAGTGCAAAAACCAAATATGTAGAATGTAATATTCATCATATCTCTTTGCATAAATCCTCCGTAATGGATGGTTAGTTGCTGTCTTTTTTATATAGCTCCTTGAGCGTATCAAAGACAATTTTCTTAACCATATCAGATTGTTGTTCTGCCATACGCTCTGCATCGTCAATGTAAACTGATGCAGAGCTTTGTTTAGCCAATGATTCTTCAATCGCTGCAATTATCTCTGAGTTCAGCGACCTGTTATTCATCTTCGCGCGCTGTTTAATTTTCGCGTGGAGTTCATGCGGAAGTCTCAAGTGAAACTGCGCCTCGTCGTATTTGCTGTACATCCTTGATGCCTCACCAGTTGGGTGGAATGGCATCGTAACCTACTGGATAAATACTCAATAGTACCATTTCGGTATGCAATCACATCATGATTGCATCATATCATTCGTCTGGAGCAATGAAATGTCAGATATCACCGCAAATGTTGTGGTAAGCATGCCTTCGCAACTCTTCACTATGGCTCGTTCTTTTAAAGCCGTAGCCAATGGCAAAATTTATATCGGTAAAATTGACACTGACCCGGAAAACCCTGAAAACCAGATTCAGGTTTATGTGGAGAACGAAGACGGCTCTCACGTTCCTGTTTCGCAACCAATCATCATTAACGCTGCTGGTTACCCTGTATATAACGGACAGATTGCCAAGTTCGTAACTGTGCAAGGCCACTCTATGGCTGTTTATGATGCATATGGTGTGCAGCAGTTCTATTTTCCTAATTTACTGAAGTATGATCCTGATCAGTTGCGAGTTGATATTTCATCAAACAATGGAGATAAGATTGTCGGGAGCACATATGGTGGTAATGTTTATAGCGATTACATGCCATATGTATACAAAAAATCTGGAGATATGTCAGTTGGCGGAGTGATATTAAATAAATACGAATCATTCAAATATTCAGATGGAATGTATTATTCATATATAGGAAATATACCAATTGATGGTTATATAGTTACGCCAGGCTCCACTCCAGACTCAACATGGGTGTGTGTTGGATTTCTTTCTGGGTATTCAGTAGATGACCCAAGAAATTACGGAGCAAAACCATGCGATTCAACATTCGACAGCTCTGATGCACTGGATTTGTGGAGAGATAGTATAATCAAGAGAAATCGCAAAACAACTTACTCAACTGATAGAGAAGATCCAAACATGTACAATTTGGGTGGCACTGTTTTTGATATGACTCAGGGCACTTACTATGTATCACGTCCATTTACAATAACAGATTGTTTGAATTTTTCTATGTTGAATCCATCTCTTTTAGCAATTGGAGCATTTCCTTCTACAGAACCTGTTCTAGATTTTCGTAAAGTTAACGGCTCTAGACCAATTGAAAACATCGTGGTATTTAATCCTAATATCGATGCTAACTGGAAAGCTTCCGGCGCAATTAGGGTTTATGATGACTTTTTGAAAGTGACTATATTGGGAGGTCTACTGACAAGATACTTGCGTTATGGATTAAAGACTGAACCTAATGACTCACAGCCACATGAATTAAATGTGGGAAAAACGTTTATATTTCAACAACCAGATTGGAATGCTTCTTACCCAACTAACGTTACAGATGGCGTTGGCTTGGATATCAACAACTATGATAATAACTTCTCAGACTTAGTTATTGGTTCACAGTATGCAGATGTTATGTATTTACGTAAAGGAGCAAATTCTTTTAGTAATAGTCATTTTTATCCAAATCAGTCTGCTGATAGCGCAAAAGGGCGTGTGGTTATAATGTCTAACGCAGATATTTTTGTTGGATGCTATTTCGATGGATGCTTAATTGAATCAAACTCAGACGGTGCGAGATTTACTGTTAGCTCATGCAACTGGTTAGTACCTGAACATGGAGTTGCAATAAATCTTATATCAAATCCGTTTCAGGTTAAGATAACAGGTTGCAGATTCCGTAATACAACGGGAACTGTAATGCCACTTAGCGTTATTCGCATGAAGACCATAGCAGAAGGAAGATCATCCAGACCAGATATAAGAAACAACTTTTCTGAAGGTTGCCAATCTATATCAACATCGGGTAGGGAGTTTTTCACACTAACAGTATCTGGATCGTCAAGGGTTGTAACAAGAGCAATACCAGATCAATTCCAGCCAGCAAATACAGTATCAATTCAGGAGGTAGCAGCAAACACAAACGATGATACATGGCTTATAAAAGCTAGATTAATTAGTTCAAGCCAAGTAAGGATCAGGCCATACAATATGGATACAGGGTGGTCATCACAAGCAACGTATTCAGGTCAGGTTGTACTTATTTATAATTCAGAAAATGACATGTAAATCAGCTCAGAAATAATTTGATACACCACCATATATTATGGTGGTGTGTTTTATGGTTTATTTTGTTTCTTTTATAAAACCGCCAGTAAGAAATGAATATATTGAAGGAAATTTACTCTTGACAAACAATGAAAACGAAATGCTTACAATAAATGTAATCACAAGAATAGCCATCCCGTTATATTCATGAGCAACCCTAAACACCTTTGATATTAAAACTATAAATAGTGGGTGAATAAGATATATGACGATAGAATCATCTCTTCCTATCCTTGATAGAACAGTCTCTTTTGTGCTTTGTGATCTTATAGATAACATTAGTATTATTATAGCAGTAATAACAGAAAATAAAGGTAGTTCTCTTATATTGGCAAGTGAACCATATATTGATTTGTATATTAGAATCTCAATCACGGAAAAAACCACGGAAGCTAGCATACATAAAATCAATAAATTCCCGTTAGATTTTATAATTATGTCTTTCTTAGTGTATAAGTAATACCCTATATATATTGTTGGTATTGATAGAATAGTTCTTGTTGATTCATATATATCATGTGAGAAGTAGGCAGTACCAAAGAAATCAACGCACCACATTATAAATATAATAAGTATACTTAAAGAGATTCCAAAATTTTCTGAAACATTTTCTATCATGTAACTTACTGAAATCATACCTATTAAGATTGAAGGCAAGAACCACAAATGGAAATAAGACCCACCGATAAAAATAAATGGATCTATGATGCTTATAATTAATGAATATCCATCTTTATAGTTCAAAGTTAGTTGAAAAATAAAGAACAGTACGCTAAATATTAGTGTTATATATGTTATCCTAGTAAGTCTTAATAGTAGTTTTCTTTTGTTTTGGCATGATAAAAAATATCCTGTAACCAGGAAGAAGAATGGCACAGCCCATCGCGATACACCTCTAAATACCTCTGTAAATAATTCTCCTTGTTGCGGGTACCCACCTATATGAACAGCTATTATAAAAAAGCACGCTACAAACCTCATAGTATCTATGCTATAATTTCTCATATATTTAGTTCACTATGTTTATTTAAAAAATATAATTAGCTTTTGTTTTTTTATACGCTACATTATTGTAATTGCGCACGTTGTTTAGTGTACCATTCTAATAATTGGAGATCGACATATTACTGAAACAAATTTGGGAAAATAGGTATACACAAAGCATTGCACTGGATTGCAAGGCTTTGTGCTCTTCGATAATGGTTAAGGCGGATCACTCCACCTTTTCATCAATCCAGTCCGCCCACCACTGCATCATTTCTCTGCGCTTATCGAGATACTGAGCGTGGTTGTAAATTCAGCTAACCCAGTGTGTTGACAAAAAATTAGCGCAAGAAGACAAAAAAATCACCTTGCGCTAATGCTCTGTTACAGGTCACTAAGACCATCTAAGTGGTTGATTCATAGTGACTGGATATGTTGTGTTTTGTATCATTATGCAGTCTATTTTTTAGACTGAATCAATTATAAAACGTTGATATTAATGGTTTTTACCGTTTCGCATTCAACTTTTTTATACTAACTTGAGCGAAACGGGAAGGTAAAAAGACAAAAAGTTGTTTTTAATACCTTTAAGTGATACCAGATGGCATTGCGCCATCTGGCAGAGTGATTAACTAAACATCGCAGTAATCGAGGCGCTTGCCAGAGAGTGGAAATGAACGTTAAACCCGACCATCGCGCCGCTGGCACCTTCATCGACATCAATACGTTCTATATCCAGCGCGTGAACGGTAAAAATGTAGCGATGAGTTTCGCCTTTCGGCGGTGCTGCGCCATCGTACCCGGTTTTACCAAAGTCGGTACGCGTCTGCAAAACGCCGTCTGGCATTGCTACCAGACCAGAGCCAAACCCTTGCGGTAATACGCGGGTATCAGCGGGTAAGTTAACAACTACCCAGTGCCACCAGCCGGAGCCGGTTGGCGCATCCGGGTCGTAGCAGGTGACAACAAAACTTTTCGTTCCCGCAGGAACATCATCCCACGCCAGATGCGGTGAAATATTATCGCCATCGTAACCCATGCCGTTAAAGACATGACGATGCGGCAATTTATCGCCATCGCGCAGATCGTTACTGATGAGTTTCAT